GGACACTATTTTCATTAATCATCAAAGAAATTTTCTATCGTGTTTCTTTTAATAGAAGCAAGAGCTTCTGGTTCATTACCGATCCAACCATATTTAATCCACCATTTTGTAAGTTCCGGAGGAATATCATAAATTCCATGATCTTCACCTCTTAATATTGAAGGATATACAGTTTTACGTATATCATAACATTCTTCCCAAAGATATTTATATTCCGGAGCTATCTGTTCAAAATGTCTAAGGTATTTTAATTGACGATAATGATGATATCCGCCTCCTCTTTTACCCTTAAAACAATTTCTAAAACTACAAACTTTTGTGACAAATAAAGGTACATCTATTTCTTTTTCCGGAAACATTTGTTGATATAAAGATTTCAAATATAATAATTTTTCCATCAACAAATCAAACTCCGAAGAAGTCAACTTTCTATTTTTATCATACAAGTCGGCTCGTTCATCCATATACATTATATTGAATAATCCGGAAGTTAAATTATCTCCTTCATAAAAATCAATACTTTCGTCTGATTTAAGTTCCTTTGAAATATTACCGTTTTTACGAAAAATCATCAATATTTCATTAAATAAATCAGAAGCGAATCTTCCATATTCCGGACAAGTCATAGAAACCGATTTGATGTTATCGTAAACTTGTCTTGGCGTTTCGCCTACAGAAATATTATTAAACCAAGGCAAAACTTTTCTGTCTGTGGTTTCAACAAACCAATTAAAGGTCGTCCAAGCTCTATCACAATATCTCAACCATTTACGAGCGGAACCATAAACGATTGAATTATTCCATTTTTTAAGGAAATCATCAACTTGTTTAAGATCTGGACAAGTTTTACCCCAAGCTTCAAACATCATAATTGACGTTAATTCAGAATAAACGTTACCCATAATGAAAGACAAAATAACACATTGTTCTTCATTAAGGTTACGACGTTTTGCGTATTCAGTAAAAAAAGCTTGGTGGACCGGAGGCACAAAATTTGCGTATTCAACAAATTTTTTTGCTCTCCAGTCCCCGCCAGTATCACCAGGTATAATCAAAAGAAATCCTCTAAACTAGCTGCAGCTTCTTTCTTATACGGATCTTCCATATTATGAGCTTTCAGATAATCATACCACTCTTGATCTTCCCACATACCGGGGGAAACTCCGTTCCAAAGAGGTCTCCAAAGTTTATGCGATTTATTCAATCTACGCTCGTCGACAAATTGTTTACGTAGATTTTCATATTCGAAAGATTTAAGCTCAAGCATTTTTTCACGGAAATAACAAACGATTGAAATACGTTCTGCTTTTTCATGATTGAGTTTAATTTCAGTATTACCATGAATTACTTCATGATTATTCACCAACAATAGGTCTCCAGGACGAACATTAACCGCTATTCTTACTTGCGGAAACACTAGATATCCGCCTGTGTATTCTCCATCACCTAGAACCAACAGGTTCGATAAACCTTCGTTTAAATCTCCGGCGTCTCTATGACAAGCAGTCCTAAACGATTTGTTAACAGTAATAGTTGTAAAAACTGTTCCAGGAACTAGATATCTGGGGTCAAGCTTATCAGCTGCTTCTTTTTGGTTGTTCCAACGCCATGGCAACAAATCTTTGAATCCGCGATTCAAAGATTGTAGGAAAGGATAAGCTTTCTTAAATAGCTCTGGGTTTTTTTCAGTATAAGAAGTCGCGCGGCCGTAAGGAATTCTCGGGTAACGATCATACCAACCAGCGACGCCCGAAAAAACGGATTGAGCGTAATTAGTGTCCGAAATCCATTCATTAAAAGCTCTTTCAGCTTCAGCTTTGATCATTTCATGAGGCTTATTACTTAGACCATCAACCCATTTATCAAACCAACCAAAATAATCAGGATATTCTTTCATAACTTCGCTACGTAACCAAACGTGCCCGCGAACTTCTTCCTTATCGCCTTTACCTTCTTTATACTTTTTTCTAATAGATTCAACAGTTTTCTTTTCTCCAGTAAATTCCCCAAGATCAGCACCGTTGTCTAAAAACAAATTAAGAATTTCTAATTCATAAGCGTTCACCCAATCGCGGCCACCTCGTCCTTGAGCTTCCAATATTTCTCCACGCGGGCCAGCAGCCAGTCCTCTGTTTTGACTTTGTGTCGCAGCTTCACGAAGCCCCTCGTAAGCCAACTTTTGTTCTTCTGTAGAGAAATAATTTTTACGAAATTTAAAAGCTATTCTACGTTCGTCATTACCTTTCATACAATCGCTACACTCTAGATCACAACTGGCTTTTTGGGATATATCACAAAGAGGTGGTAAATAACAATCTGTATCTTCATTGATTACAATATCATAATCGGATTCTGTTGGGAACTTACCCAACATATGTTCTGAATCAAAAATTTGTTTTGCTACTATACGTTTAACCATATTGTTCTCCTTCAATATCTACACATACTATATATGCAACAATTATAGCTTAATTGTGACGTATTATCAACTTCTTATTTTCTTTTCTAAGATTTTTTTAACGTTTGGAGGAGTCCAACCTTCGGGCTTCATTATTTTACCATCTTCACGACGAAGCACTTTACCATCAACAAGTTTAGCCATGTTTGAACGATGTACTTCTTTGAAGACTTTATCCAAAGGAATTCCGTAAGATAAAGCGGTGCCACAAGCAATGTATACAATATCAGCCAAAGCATCGGCAATTTCTACAATATCATTGTCGTTTTCAGCTTCAATATATTCTCTAAATTCTTCGGTTAGTAACTTACCGCGAAGTTCGCGTTCTTCCATATCGGGAAGCTCAGGCTTTTCCGCAACTCTTTGGCCAAAAGCAATATGAAATTCTTTAACGTTTTTAAACATAGTCATTGATTAATCCATTCTGGTGGTTGACGGTTTTTCCAAGAATGTAAATTGGATTTACCGATTTTATAATAGTTTCTATAATTGATAATAGGATCGTCGGAAATAATATATTCTTCAGCCATACAAGAAGGCATTTCCGTCCAATCATAATTCTCAAGGTTTTTAGGCGGCGACTGTAACATATAAGAAAGTTCGCCGTAACACTTATGTTGTTTATCGTAACGATAATTATATTCCATCATAAGAGCGAAAAAATGTTCTACCAACCATTCGTAATTTTGAACTGATTGACGACACCAAACCGCTGATGGATGATTAATATGAGTTGCTGAATAAAGAACATCTTCGCGCGCGTCATTAAGAACCCAACGACGAGCTTTTCTACCAGTTTTTGATTTACCTTCGATTTCAACACCATCAAGCACACGATGAGCGGTTGAAAGTAATTGTGCTGATTCTAGGATCATTTTAACAACGTGTTTATCTACGAGCGCCTGAGCAGCGTCCATAGGATCTTCGTCAACGTAGAAGATATTAATAAGAACCTCCATTTATAAATAGATGATAACGAATTACAAAGGTTATTATAATGTTTCCTGAACCAAAAGTCAAACGTTTTCTTGATCGATATCAAAAGTTAATAGAAACATATAAATCAGTTAATGTTACGATACATGAAAATCATCACATATTACCTAAATGTCTTGGTGGTAAAAATGATAAATCAAATTTAATTAAGCTTCCTCCTAAAGCTCATTTTCTTGCCCATTATTTTTTATGTAAAGCGTATCCAGATAATAGAAAGTTGAAACATGCATTTGCTATGATGATTGTTTCTAACCCATATCAATCAAGACCATTTACTGGAGCTATGTATGAACAAGCTAAGAAAGAAAGATCTAATGCATTAAAAGGCGTTCCAAGACCAGAATGGGTGAAAGAAAAACTTAGAAAACCTAAACCGAACAAAGAAAATTATAAAAATGCAAAATCAGAAAGTCATAAAATAGCAATAGGATTAGCTCAAAAAGGAAGAGTACATAAAAATGACACTTGTATACATTGTGGTAAAATAGCTACTGCGTTTAATATTAGTCGATGGCATAACAATAATTGTAAAACAAATTTACTATTTTAAAAGATGTTCATAATACTCTCCAAGGGGATTCACTTGAATCGCAGAAACGTCACCACGTTTCCAGCTCTTCAAAGCTTGATCTCTATGATAACGATTAGCTCTGTTATAGAATATAACCCCATCTAGGTGATCTAGTTCGTGTTGAAATATTCTAGCACTCATACCCGTAAACTGTTTCGTCAAAGTGTCGCTGTTAGGCGTCTGAAAACGAACTCTTATATGTTGAGGACGCTTTATTTTAACTAATAATCCGGGATAAGTCAAGCACCCTTCTTCAAGGGAAACTTCTTGTTCGCCTAATTGAACTATTTTGGGATTGAAACAAACAAAGTTTTCCGGAGCTCCTCTCATCGCAAAAATACGGTAAGGAACTCCAACTTGATTAGCAGCCAGACCAATACCCCCAGAGTCATACATGAATTTAACAATTTCTTTGCTGAAATCAATAGGATCAAAAGGAGGGTGAGCGAAATCAAAAGGCTTACATTCAGTAGTAAGTATAGGGTCATTTGGTTTTACTAGATTCATTATTATTTTCCTTAATCAATTCCAATGTTTTATTACTCCAGCGATAATAAATAGGTTTGTTATAATATAACTTAATACAATTACAGTTCTAATTATAGCGATTTTATCGGATTCATCATCACTTTTGCCTGATTTTTCTCCGAGCGCCTTCGCCCATATGCGCCAAATGTTATTCATTGTTTTGTCCATGTAAATAAAACTTAACTTAAAGAAAGGATAAAATATGAAAAACGGATTAACTATAGGACAATTTCTAGCCGATAAAGTAGCTTTTAGCATGGGATCTTGGACGTTTTTAATTATACAAACAGCGATGTTGGCGGTGTGGATACTCTTTAACGTATTTTCTCCAAATAATTTTGATCCTTATCCATTCGTATTCCTAAATCTTGTGCTTAGTTTTCAAGCTGCTTATGCCGCTCCAGTTATCATGATGGCTTCTAATAGACAAGAAGAAATAGATAGAGATCGTAGTATAAAAATATACGATCTCGAAAAACAACAACATAAAAATTTATCTCATCTATTAGAGCATATTGATCAACATTTTCATTTATTGAACCAAAGAATTGATAAAATCGAATCAACTCGCCAATCTTGAAAAATTCTTGTGTTTTTCAAACTTGAGAACTCTATCAAATTTATCATATAATTGGTCGCCTTTATGACTTATTATAAACGTGTTTGTGTCAGAAGTCAAGCTTTTTATTATCTTAAGAAATTCTTCTGTGCCGTTTCCGTCCAACGAGCTATCGAAAACTTCGTCCATGATCAAAAGGTTAGTATTAATACTATTACGCAACTTAGCCACAGCGCGCCAAGTAAATAATATCGCCAAATTGATTCGCATCTTTTCGCCTTCAGAAAACGATTCATAAGAAAATTCGTCGCGGAACCTGGATTTGATGGTTTCATTAAATTCCTCATTAAGTTCAAATTGACACATAAATTCCATCGCCGAAAGATATTTATTAATCAGTTTGTTGATAACTGGTATGTACTGTTTGATGATACGAGCTTTAATTCCGCCATCTTTCAATAAGATAGAAGCAGCGTTTAATATGTTTCGATCCTCTTTAACGATGACGATTTTTAATTCTAACTCTTTCAATTCGTTTTCATAATCCGTAATATTATTGTCTGTGTCTTCAATCTGTTTGTTTTTAATTAAATTGATATCCTTTTTCAATTCGTTTATATAATTATTCATAGTTTTGATATCAGTTTCAAGTTTATATATTTCCATCTCTTTATTTCTAATATCATTTAATATTAACATAATTTCATTGAGACGATTATTAGAAGCTTCATATTCTACGGCTAGTTTATTCAAACCGTCTTGCGATTCTTCAATAATCTCCTTTTTTTCATTTATAGTTTTTTCTCGAAAATCTTCTTGTATTGATTGTTTACAAGTTGGACAATCTTTATGTTTATCAAAGAAATCAACATCGCGGTTCAACAAAGCAACTTTAGCTTCTATTTGATGTTTGAGTTGAGAAAGCTTTGTAATTTTCTTATTTACTTTATCTTGATCTATGATTTTTGAATTTAATTCTTTAACATTTTCAATAAACGTTTCTAACTTACTCAAATTATTTTGAATTTTGATTTCAGTTTCTTTGATTAAGATTTGCTTTTCGGAAATAATATTTTCGTTATTGTTTTGTATACTCAAAAGATGTTTCTTTGTTAATTCTATTTTAGAATCAATAATTTTCTTTTCGGACATTTTATCACGCAATAGTTCATTGTTATCTGATAACTTATCTTTCAACAAAGAATTCATGGTAGTGAAAATTTGAAGCTCTAACAAATCTTCGATAATTTCTCTACGATTAGAAGCGGATAATTGCATAAATGGTTGAAACGTTGCCGAACCAAGAACAACCACTTGACAAAACGATTTGTGATTTACTTTGAGTATTTGCTTTTCAAGTATTTCTTGATAATCTTTCATTTCCGCAGATTGATTCATCAGTGTCTCGTTTTGAAACACTTTAAACACCGAAGGCTTCATACCTCTAACAATTTTATACTCTTTATTTTGTATAGAAAATTCCACTTCAACTAACAATCCTTTTTGATTGATAGAATTTAATAGTTGTGGTTTGTTGATTTTACGAAACGGTTTACCAAACAAAACAAAAGAAAGAGCATCTAGTATAGTAGATTTACCAGCCCCATTTTCACCAACTATTAATGTAGTGTTATTTTCATTAAGAGAAATTTCCGTAAATATATTTCCGGTCGAAAGAAAATTCATCCATCTTAATTTTTTAAATGTAATCATTCTAAAGCTATAGCCTCATTGTATATTTCTACAATTTTATTTTCTAATTTAGTTTTATCTATAGATTTATCTTCAAAAGACTCAATATAGTTTTTGAATATATCTATTGTTGATTCAGCTTCATTAACTATATCTTTATCATCCTCGAGGTTTAAATTCAAATGGTCTTCAACTATCTGTAAATCAATGGGGTTAACGTTTTCTATATTTTCAATGAATTTATCGAACCAATAAAGATTGTTTTTTTCTTGAACGATAACCTTAACCATACAATTTCTATATTCGTTGTAATTTATTTTATTGTTAACGAATTTTTCATCAGAATCATTATACCAAATTTTCTTAAACATTTTGTAGGGGTTTTCTACAAATTGTATTTCTCTTGTTTCCGTATCATATACATGAAACCCTTTAGGATCATTATAATCAGACCAAGTAAATTCTGCATGAGAACCTAGATAAAATATAGTCCCGTCTGTTGATCTATGATGATAATGACCTGACATCACCAAATCAAATTTAGAAAAAATATTACGGTCGTCTCCATGAGATACAATAGAACCTTTATGCATCTCAAACCCTGAGATCTCCAAATGACCCATAACTATTTGAGCTTCTGTAGATTTAATTTTTTCCAATGTTTGTTTTCTGTTATCATCACAAATCCAAGGTACAAACAATATTTTTGTTCCATCAAACTCTACTTCTTCCGGGAACTTGTCGTATATCTTAAACGGATAAGACCCCGAAACTAACTCGTTTAAAGCGTTGACGGAATTAGTGTTTTTAAAATAAGTATCATGATTACCCGCGATGATGTGAACGTCGACGCCGCCGTGAGATAAAGGTTCTAGAAAATCTTCCCTGAGTCGACGAGCAGTATTAATGTTAATATATTTGCGACGATCGACAAGGTCTCCTAGATGAATAACCGTACTAATTTCATTCTTAAGTAGATAAGGGAAAAAGATATTATCAAGAAATATTTTAGAATTATCGAGAAAAGCGACATTATCGTTACGAACTCCCCAGTGTGTATCTGTAATAAGAGCGATCTTCATAGTTTATCTTTTTCTAGTATTAGGGTCCATTCTTTTATTTTTAGAATGATCTATTGGTTTACTTACGTTATGTTTATAGATTGCCTGCGCACAATAGTCTCTTATAGCTTCTAATCTGAGCTGATAATTCATCAATTCGTTTTCTCTGATGTTTTTATCATTAAGCTTTTCAACTAGATCTTGAATATTAATCGGTACTAAGTGTAGATTTTTCATTTTCTTGTTCTTCCTCTGAAAACAATTCAACTCCTTTAAGTTTACCCTTCTTTGAAGCAAAAGTCAACTTACTTTCAAAAGACCTTACCAATTCATTTGAATATTCATTAGACTTCAATTGCATGTTATCGTTATTTGTCCAAAGTTGGTTTGTTAAGAAACTATTTTCGAAGTTTTTATGTTTAATATAAGTTTGTTTTTTTTCCTTTTGTATACGTCTAAGAAAGGCGTTCCAAGCGATCTGAGTAAAATATGCAAACGGATTATTAGTTTTATCCGGGTTGAAATTATCAACAGCGGCTATACAATCATGAATACCGTCTGAAATCATATCTTGTTTGTAAGTATATCCGGAAAAATTAGGTTTCTTGGCTAAATTTTCACAAATTAAAATAATTGACTGACCTATGTAATTTGAAACTTGCGGCATAGGTTTATCATCTTCAATAGCTTGTTTTAATTTTGTTTTATATTCTATGATAGAGGTATACAGAGTTTTGTTGTTGATATAATTTCTTGGTTTCTTCATTTTAGTCCTTTACTTTTTTTGCCAATGTAGTATAATCACTAATGTGATGATGATAATATTAGTAGTTTAAGGAAACATTATATAGTTTATAACTGAACTTCTCCTCATTGTATATCTTTACTCGTTCCATAAAGTGTAACAAAGTGAAGTTCTTTTTAGACTTCCATGATATATCGTCAGCAATATCATATAATACCGCTTCTTCTTTAGATTCAGACTTACGTAATCCACGACCGATAGACTGTAAGTTTCTAACTCTAGACTTCGAAGGACTAGAGAATATTATATTGTGAAGGTTTTTAATATTAACGCCTGTAGAAAACGTTCCATAAGAAGCTACGATAATAGCATTAGTTTCGTTTTCAACTATTTTCCTTATTTCTTCGCGTTCTTCTCCATCAACAGAACCTGAAACATAATATATTTTTCTATCTGGAGCTTCTGAAATTAAATTATCGTAAAGTGCTTTACCGTGTTTTTCTACAAACTGAAATAATAAAAGAGTGTTACCATTAAGCGATAAAGCTAGATTACGAATGAATTTGTTTCTTGCTTCTAATCTAACTATGAAATCCATCTCGGCTTGATAATCCGATGCTCTAGCTAACATTTTACGGGTAGATTCAGGGTGTGAAAGAACAATAGCTTTTATTTTAAAAGAAGCCAAATGTTTTTGTTCTATCAATTCTGCTGTTGATGTTACTTTTCTAACAGGTCCAAATAGACCTTCTAACACTAACTTATTAGTTTGAGTGCCATCTAAAGTTCCGGTAAAACCAAATCTATATTTACAATCATCGAGTTTAGACATTATAGAGGTTAGTGATTTGGCTTTGAATAGATGTGCCTCGTCTCCTATGACTACATCAAACTGTTTATAAAACTCTTTAGGAAGCTTATAAATGGACTGCCAGGTAGAGATTGTGATTGGTTTAGTCGTCTGTTTATCTTGACCAGAAAATATTCTATGAACGTATTTAGAAGAATCAAAACCATAGTCGGCAAAATCAGAAGCAAGCTGAGAAACGAGAGAAGTTGTTGGAACGATAATAAGAGTACGTTTAGCATAATACCTCACTAAAAGATAAATGATGAAAGATTTTCCTGAAGCTGTTGGTGATAAAAGAAGCGATCTTCTTTCTCTTACAGAATGAATAAAAGCATTTAATTGATAATCTCTGGGCTGAATAGTTGGTTTAAGTTCATCAATAAATTC